AGTGATGTTACTTCAGGTACATTTCCTGGAATAGAACTTCTTTTTATTTTTATTAGACTGGCCATTAAAACATTGACTTTTTTTTGGTTATATGATATATTTATAAATAAATAAAAATGTTGATATGATAAAAATTGCTTTTATAGATATAATTGGATTGACCTATGATGGAAACACTCTTAAAAAAAGAGGATTAGGTGGTTCAGAATCCGCAGTTATTTTACTATCTAAAGAGTTAGTAAAAATAGGATTTGATGTTACTGTGTTTAATAACTGTATAGATAGAGAAGCATCACCTGGTACCTATGATGGTGTAAAATACATAGATCATACTAGTTTAGATAAAAATAATAATTATTACTTTGATGTAGTAATATCCTCACGTACAGTGATACCTTTTTTAAATGAAGAACTTTATTCTTTTTTTTCTTCATTCACGCCTCAAAGATATAAAAATATAAAATCAAAATTCAAAGCTATGTGGATGCATGATACATTTTCACGTGGAGATGAATTTTTAGAAGATTTGTTACTAAATGGTAATTTAGACGAAATATTTACATTATCAGACTTTCATATGACTTATGTTACCAATTGTAGCCACGGTAAAAAAAGAAACTTTGAAGTATTAAAAAATAAAGTTTTTTTAACTAGAAATGGAATTGTTTCTTATAATGATGAAGTAGATATAAAGAAAAAAGATCCTTTTTTATACGTGTTTAATGCATCTGTAACAAAAGGTATGATACCTTTAGTAGAAAACATATGGCCAAAAATAAAAGAAAAAATACCAAAAGCAAAATTGAAAGTCATAGGTGGTTTTTACAGATTTAGAGAAAATGCAAAACCTGATGAACAAGAAAAGAAATGGCGTCAACTAGTTGCAGATGACAGATATAAAAAACTAGATGTAGAATTTACAGGTATTATAAAACAATCTGAAATAGCAGATATTTTAACAAAGTCTAGTTTTATGATTTATCCAGCATCTTTTCCTGAAACATTTGGTATATCAACATTAGAATCTTTAAATTATAATACACCGTTAATCACTAGTCGATTTGGTGCACTTGAAGAAACAGCAATTGAACAAGCTTCATATCTAAATGATTATCCTATTGAACCAAACGGTTTGTTTCCACATATTAATAAAGATTTGCAAGAAAAAAAATTTGTTGAAACTGTATTAAAAGCAAATAGTGATAGATATTTACACCAACAAAAAATGTACTATTGTAATATTGTAAAAGATATTATAGGATGGGATTCAGTTGCTTTACAATGGAAACAACATTTATATAAAAAATTAAAACAATATTTACCTTTAGATGATTATAAAAAAGTTTCTTATATAAATCAAAAAGTACACAAAGTTTTTGGTAGAAGATTTTATAATAATGAAGAACATTATCTTCCTCGTAAAAAAGAACAAAAAATAGTTTGTATTATTCCTTTTTATAATTCTTCAAAGTATATAACAAAATGTTTAGATTCAATTTTAACACAAGATTATGAAAATTATAAAATTATATTAATAGATGATAATTCAAATGATAATATTATTGAAACATTAAATGGTTATTTAGATATTGAAAAAATAAAATTTAAAAGCAATAGTATTAATAAAGGTGCTGTTAGAAATCAAATAGAAAGTATTAAAGAATATTGTAATGATGATGATATTATCATGTTAATTGATGGAGATGATAGTTTGGTAAATGATAATCAAATATTTCATTTTTATAATAATCTATATGATGGTAATACAGATTTTACCTATGGTTCTTGTTGGTCAATGGTTGATAAAATTCCTTTAATCGCACAACCATATCCTAGAGAAGTTAAAGAAAAAAAAGAATATAGAAAATATCGTTTTAACTGGAATATGCCTTACACACATTTAAGAACGTTTAAGGCAAGTTTATTAAATAACTTAACTGATGAAAATTTTAAAGACGATAAAGGTCATTGGTATAAAGCAGGAGGCGATGGATCTATATTTTATACATTAATTGAAAAATGTAATCCTGAAAAAATTAAAGTTGTGACAGATATTGTCTATAATTATAATGATGAAAATCCATTAAATGATTATAAAATTAACTCGAAAGAACAGAATAGAAACTCTGAAGGAATATTAAAAAAATGAAAAGAATATTAATTGGAATACCTACTGCCAAATATATTGAACCAGAAACTTTTAAATCTATATATGATTTGGAAATTCCAAATGATTGTGTTATTGATTTTCAATTTTTTTATGGTTATAATATAGATCAAGTAAGAAATTTAATAGCTCATTGGGCCATTAGTTATGATTATCTATTTTCAGTAGATAGCGACATAGCTTTTCCTAAAGATACATTAAAGAAATTATTAAACCACAATAAAGATATTGTTTCTGGTTTATATAAACAAAGAAAAGAAGATGTACAGATTTTAGAAGTTTACGAAAAAAATAATTTGGGAGGTAGTTCGAATATTCCCTATGAGAAAATTAAAGATACACCGTTTTTAGAAATAGAGAGTTGCGGGTTTGGTTGTGTTTTAGTCAAATCTGAAGTTTTTAAAAAAGTGGGCTATCCTTATTTTGTTTATCATTCTGCAATAGATCATAGAAATACAATATCTGAAGACGTAGATTTTTGTAGAAAAGCAAAAAAACTAGGTTTTAAAATATATGCAGATACTACAATTTTATGTGATCATATTGGAAATAAAAATTTTAAGATAAGCAATTCTATTCCATCTACACCCAAATCAACTAAATCTGTAACTGATAGTTTGAGAGAATTATCTGAAAAACAATTGATAAGACAAGAACATTACGAATATCTAAAAGGTTTAAATATTAATCCTAAAAATATTTATGATATTGGAGCATGTGTTTTACATTGGACTAAAATGGCAAAATATATTTGGCCTAATGCAAATTATATTGCATTTGAAGCAATGAATGAATCTGAACCTATTTTTATAGAAAATAATGTAGAATACTATTTAAATGTATTAAGTAAAGAAGACGGTAAAAAAATAAAATTTTATCAAAATACAAAAGATCCTGGTGGTAATTCTTATTACAAAGAAAACGAAAAAATTAATCCTAAAGCTAAAGAATTATATAAAGATTTTGTTTTAAAAACAACTAAAAAATTAGACACATTAGTAAAAGAAAAAAAAATTGTCAATCCCGATCTAATTAAAATAGATGTTCAAGGAAGTGAATTAGATATATTAAAGGGCGGAATGAAAACAATAAAAAAATGTAAACATTTAATTATTGAAACACAAGAAGTTGATTATAACGTAGGTGGTTCTAAAAAAGAAGAAGTATTTACTTACTTAAAGGAAAATAATTTTAAATTTGTATGTGAAATTAGCAATAATGGTCCAGATGCTGATTACCACTTTATTAATTTGAATTAAAAAGTACCACCATCAATAACTAAATCAGCAGAATCATTATCTTTTACAACAAATTTTCCTGTGCTTGAATTATATTGTAAAACACCTTTATCATTTAAGTTTGTTGTATCAATATCAGTCAATTGAACTAGTTTTTTAACAACATTAGCAGATGTACCCACTGGATTAATAGAAACTGATACTTTTTCTGGTCTCTGTAGACGTGATGTATTAATTGATGCGGTTAAAGCCATACTACTATTTATAATTTTTAAACGTTAGGTCTTACTACTATCAAACCTTCTATAACTCTTGTTACTGTGCTTTCATCATTATCTATAACGTCTACATCATAAACATATCTTGCAGGAGCATCAAGAGCAGCTGTTTGTGTGTTTGTCAATGTTAAAACTATTACACCTGTTGTTGGATCATCTGCTATAGTTGATGTAAAAGAAACTCTTGTTCTTGTAGACGCATAACCTCTTGCCATTCTTGCTTCAATAGTACAATTAGTTAAATCAAAAGGATTACCAAATGCGTCTTTTACAGTTAAAGATGCGCTAAATGTTGTACTTTGATCTATAGATAAATTTGCTACTGCTGCCATAACGTTCCTTGTTTTATATATTTATAAGATTTTAATGAGATTATTTATCAAAACCCTCTATTTTCCACAAATGTCTTTTGCCAGATTTTGTTGATTCTCTTTTATGATTTGTTACTTTATTATTTGTAACTACAAAATCACCCTTTTCCCATTGATGATAATATATTCTACTAGGGTCATAAAGTAGTTTTTCTATTGCGTTTTTTTCTTCTTTAGGTAATTCAGTATATGCCTCACAATAATAAACATACTTACCTTTTTTATCTTCTTGTATTAAGTCGTGCCATACGTTTCTGTGTTTTCTTCTAAACCATCTTCGTTCTACTTCACTTCTAAAACGATAACCGTATCTTTCGTTACTTGTAAATCTTTCCATATCAACTGTAATCTTTTTGTTTTCTACAGGACAATCAATACGGTTATCAACATATAAAGTACGACCAACATCTCCCTCTATTTCTAAAGCATATAATCCAGTTACGTTCACAGGTCGTTGAGTATAACCCTTGTCAATGTGCCATTCCAAATCCGTATTACCATATAACTCGTGGTGTACACCTGATAATGTAATATCTAAAAAAATTTTATCCATAGGGTCTTGTGGTGCAATTTCATAATATGAAGTTAAAAAATTAAATAACTTAATTTGAGAAGCAGGTGCATTTTTAATAACAATTAAATCTGTATCGTTATTAACTAAAGGTGTTAAATCTCTATTGTTCCATTCCTGTGTAGTATAATTCATCATTTCTTTTAAATTGATTTCCTGTATAACCTATGTATTGTAAACCACCTTGTGATTTTTGATAAGTTACATAATGAGGACCATCAAAGTTCCATTTATGTTTAGAGTATTTATTGTGTCCTTGAATCACTCTTTGTAAAGTACGTTTGCCTCTTAACTCCATAGATATAAAGATACAACCAAAACCTTTGTCTTTACAAAAATCTGTTTGTTGTTCTAATAAATCTGAAGATGATTTTTTAAATAGTCCATCATAATCTGACGGAAGTAATCCTGTATTGCCTTCTATCAAAGCATACCTATCAAATACTCGTACACTATCATTATAACAACTACGTGATAATATTCTTGCTGTTGAAACAGGATTGCCTTGTTCATCATAACGTATAGAAACACCTAATACA